CTACAGGCCAGGATGCTCCGGCAGATCATCTGCCAGCTCCGGCGGCGTACGCGGCCACTTCGATGCATCCGGCACAGCACGACGCCACGCGTGAATATGCTGCACCGCAGCCACGAACTTCGACTTCACCGTCCCCAGCTCCGAGCGCAGGGTCTTCACCTCACCTCGGACCTCCTTCATCTCCGCCTTCAACGTCTCGAGGTCCTTGCGCTGACCGTCGGCGTACGCCTGCCAGTCGGGGCCGCGGGCAGCATCCCTGTCTCCGGTGAGCTTCACTCGGGCGACGAGCACCAGTGCCAGGGACCCTGCCAGGCCACCCATGAATGTCAGCACTACTGAGCCATCAATCATGCGGCGCCTCCCGAACTCTGATCTCGGTACGGGACCCACGCCACACTGCCCAGGACACGAGGGCGACGATCATGAAGTAGCCGATGGATGACACCCATGTACGGCTGTGTTCCTCGATGGCTTGCCACAGGAAGCTTAGGCCCCACAGGAGGTGCAGGCCCACGCCGGCGCCTACGGCGATGGCGGCGGTGACGGTGCGGTGCCAGGGGGCGATGGTGAGGCAGAGGACGCCGACGGCGACCCATACGATCGCCCAGGTGCCCATCGTCATCCATGATTCGGCGGGGTGTCCGGAGGGTCCGGGGCCGGCGACGTCGGAGTAGGAGATGCCGCGGGCGATCATGCCGGCGCCGAGGATGACCAGTGCGGTCGCGTCGGTCAGCAGGCCGTCGCGGATCCTCTCGGCGGGGTCGCGCAGTCGCCTGGGGAGATGATCGATGGGCACGGGTCACCGCCCGTACACGTAGTCGGCGGTAGCGGTCGCGGCAGCACTGGCGGTGGTAGTGTCGTGCTCGCCGCGCTCCTCCGCACGGATCGCGGAGACGACGGCAGACGCGACATCCTGCGGGGTGACAGCCTTGACCTGCCGCACGACGATGTCAGCCACGTCGTGCGCGGAACCGAGCAGAGACGCAACTTCCGCGTCAGCGTCAGTCGCCGTGGAGTCACTTCCCTGGTGGGTCTTCGTCGCGGCGAGTGCGGGGGCGAGGACGCCCAGCAGGATCGGCAACCACTTGTCCACCTGTTCGGTGACCTGATCTGCCTGAATATCGGACAGGACACCGACCCAGCCGAGGACACCGACGATGACGGCGGCGAGGCCGTAGGCGATCTTCCGGACCTGCCAAGCCTGGGGCTTCTTCTTGATGCTCATGTCAGTTCTCCTTGTCGTAGAAGCCGAGCTTGTCGAGGATGACGTGCAGCTGCTCGGTGTTGGTGAGGTCCTTGCCGGCGGCGATCTTCTCCCGGACGGAGACCATGATGTCGGCGTGGTTCCACCCGCCGTAGGGGCCGCTAATGTTGGCGTCGCCCATGTTCTGGGCGCAGATGGTCTGCAGCATCGCACGGCAATCCAGAAGTGCAGCGCGGTCTTCATCGGTGAACATGTCGTCTTCGTCTCCTTCGGAGGTGTCGGTGGCCCAGGCGGATGCCCAGGCGTATTCGCGAGGCGGGATCATCGTGGCGAACTGGTCGAACGTCACCCAGCTGCCGTGCGGAGGGAATCCGCTGTCGGCTAGCCAGACGTGGCGGAGGCCGGCGGCGTCACGGGCGTAGCCCATAACCGCGAGGTAGTGCTTCACGAAGCCGCCTCCGTACTGCAGGGACTGCGTGCTCGTGTAGCTGGCCTTCGGGTAGTTGCTCGGCGGCACCCAGATGTTCGCCGCGACCCCCACGCCGCCGTTGATGCTGGCGACGATGCGGGCCCACAGGGTCTCCTTCTCGTCGGCGAGGGGCGGGTCGTGGGGCATGGCCCCCACCTGCCAGCCGCCGCCGATGCGGGCATCGAGAACGCGGGCGAGCTGTCCGACGCCGTTCGTGCCGTTGACCGTGGTCCCCAGCTCCTTGGCGAGGACGGACTCCGCCACCATTTCGCCCGTGCGGGCCTGGATGATTGTCTGCGTCGTCGCCGGTCCGCACCAGTAGTAGGTGTCCTGGCCAATCTCGGCCCTGGAGTACTCGAGTCGCTTCTCGACAGTGGCCACAGGGGTCTCCTTTCCAGGGAGCAGTCGCTCCCCCAGTGTCTTGCAGCGGTCGAGCCGGGCCCGCCGGTCGGCGAGACCGTTGGTGCCGCCGTTGATGCTGCGGGTGACGGCTTCGAGGTCGTCTCGGTCACACTGGGCGTTGAGGTAGGGTCTGGCCTGCGTCCAGTACCACGACGCGGCGAGGAATCCCCACCGCGGGTCTGAGCGCACCAGGTCAGGTCGCGCCTCGAAGTCAAGGTCCGTGAGCCCCTGCTGGTTCGCCCATTGGGTGAAGGCGCGGAAGTTCGCCCGGCCGCTCAGCTGGATCGGGCCGGATCCCTTGAAGCGCACCCCGTCTCCCGGCTGTGTGTTGCCGAGATCGGCACGGCCCTCATACGCGGCACCGGAGGCAATCTCCTCCATGTACTGCAGGCCCACGGACTCGTGGCCGATCTGTGCGCACCAGTGCGCGGCACGGAGCGGGGTGTTGATGCTCGCCGCCCGCATGGCCCCCTCCATGCCGGGGAGCATTTCGATGGCGCGGGCCAGTGAGCAGCCCATGGCGGTGGACAGCGTCTGAGCGTCCATGTATGCCTCCTTTGGGTATGGGAAACCCCCGTCACCGGAGTGGCGCGGGGGTGTTATGCGACGGTGACGGTCCAGCCCTTGGTGGTGGCGATGGTCGTGTCGCAGCCTTGGGCGGTGGCGGGGAGCCGGAGCTCGCCCTTGGTGGTGGTGCCGAGTCCGCCCATGAGACGATCTGCTGCGGTGGGGGTGATGATCGTGCCGGTGAGGTCGATCCGGTCGCCGACTCTGGTGAATGCTGGGCCTGCCCCGTCGATGGTCACGTCTGTGAGTGATGTGCAGCCAGAGAACACATCTGACATATCGGTCACGCCTGCTGCGCCGATGATGGTGACCGTCTTCAGTGCCGTGCAATCACGGAACATGCCGACGGTCCGTTCGGAGAGGTTGGACAGGTCCAGTTTCGGAGACTCACGGAGCGCCGTGCAGCCCCGGAAGAGGTTTTTGGCATCCGTGACCCTGCGCGTGTCAAGTGAGGGCACATCGGTCAGCGATGTGCAGTCACGGAACATGTCACTCATACTGGTCACTCTGCGAGTGTCCAGCGGTGGGACGGATTTCAGTGCCGTGCACCCGTAGAACATGGCGGCCGTGGACGTCGCATTTCGGGCGTCCAGTGGTGGGGCGTACTCCATCTTCGAGAAGTACTGAAATATTGACGTGAAACTAGTCAAGTCCGTCGTGTCCACGCGGAATGGGAGTTTCGTGATCGTGCTTTGAGAGAGGCCGCGTAGGGTCAAATGACTGGTCACGTCGCTCGGAGTGGCAGGCACCACGGTGTCTGCGATTGACCACACGAACTGCGATCCGATCCGCGCATTGATCTGCGCGCCAGCACGCATCATGTACAGGACCCGCTCGGAGGGATCTGTCGGCCACGATGTGACCATCTGGATCGGCTTCTCCGCCGACACAGCCGCCGCCTCAGCGCGGACAGCGGACGCCTCAGACTCGGCGGCGGACCCGGCCGCAGCCGACGCGGACACAGCCACCGCCGCCTCCAGATCCGCACGCACCAGGCCTGCGGCATCTGATGCCGCCGCAGCAGCAGCGTCGGCTGCGGCAGTGCCAGCAGCAGCCTCAGCCCGGTCCGCCTCAGTCGTCGCACGGTCAGCCTGCTCGGTGGCCGTCGCCGCCGCGCCGGTCGCGGTGGTCGCCGCCGCCGTCGCCTGATCCCGAGCGTCGAGAACGACCTCAGCAGAGCCGACCCGGGCCGCTCCAGCTTCAGCGCGATTGGCTTCCTGCGTCGCCCGAGTCGCCGCAGCCTGCGCGGCGAGGATGACCGGCTCCGGGTAGTCGATCGAGTCCTGCATGAGGGACGTCACCTCGACCGGTCCCTCGTCCGGGACAACGATGTCCCACTCAGCGAAGACGCTGCCGGCTTCGACTCGGAGTCGAGCAGGTCCGGGAATGGCCTCAGCACTGAACGTCGAGTCCTCGAGCGGTGTGTCCGCCCAGTCCGCGAGGACCAGAACGTTATCGACAGGCCGGTGATAAGCGGCAGCGAGCCAGACCGTGCCATCGAGCTTCGCGCCGAGCTGGTTGCTGATTTCACCGTTGATGACGGTCATCTCAGTCCTCCTATTGCGTCTCGTCCGGGACAGTATCCTGTCCCTTGTTGGTCAGCCGGTTGTCCTGCTTCACGACGGCCATCCAGGCGTTTCTGGCGCCGCCGTCCCACCACCGCCAGCGGGACGACCAGGCGCGGACTTTGATCCAGCAGCCGGGTTCCGGGATGACGACGGGGAATGAGCCGCCGACGCTGGCCCAGTTGCCGGCGTTCGGCTGGTCGAAGACCACGTCGCGGACCTGGGTTGTCCCGTCCGGGTAGTAGATCGTGACGTAGATCGCAGACAGATTCGAGCCGTTGTCACCGAAGCTGGTGGACCGGGCGTGCGCCTGGACGAAGACGAGCCAGAGCCCCTCTTCCTCGAAGACGATGTTCTTCCCCACCTCGATGTGAGCGCCTTTCGACGGCCCGAGCGCGGATTCGTACGGTAGCCACCGGTCGTTGGAGCTCAGCACGTTCCACTCCGAGTTGATGTTGAGGCTCTGGTACGCAGCGCAGTAGCCGCGGACCCCCTCAAGCAGACTGGTCCGATCAGCGAGGGCGAGCTGCCCGTCACTGATCTCACCGAGCGCCCCGTCCTGGCCCTTGAAAAGGCCGGCGACGGCGTCCGCGATGCCGCGGAAGATGTTCTTGGCGATGGTGCCGACGTTGGAGAGCATGATGTTGGCCAGCCCGCTGATGGTCGGCTTGATGTCCTCGAGACGGCCCGGCTGGTTCGGCTGGTACAGGTCAGGGCTGGTCATTCTGATTCTCCTGTCTTCGGCGGGATGATGCCGGCGAAGATGTCGCCTATGACGTCCGTAGACTGTCGAGCGAGATTCTCCATTGTGAGGTCCCGCCACTTGCCGGGATTGAGGTAATGCTCCTGCCCGGTTGCCGGAGGCTCCCACATCCGGGATGGCTCAGCGACGATCCCGACCCCGCAGTACGCCAGGTGAGTGGCGATCGCGTCAGCGAGTTCAGTCGGCACCGGATACGCGCGGGCATCATCGAGGTCCGCCGAGGCCGGGATGTCCTTGAGGAAGGCGCGGAGCTGCCCGGCGCGGTCTTGAGGGTTGGCGGTGGTGTCTTGGTTGGGGGTGGTCATGCTTCTACCTCCAGTGCTTGCAGGATTTTGCCGACTGATTCGAAGGAGCGGAGCAGGCGGGCTTCGGGAAGTTCGCGGGCGGGGTCCGCGCCGAGGGAGATGTCGACTTCGACATCAGTGGTGCGGGACCAGGAGTGCTTCACGGCGTGAATGCGGTTGATCCAGTAGCGGGTGCCGAACTGGAACGCGCCACGGCTGCCGAGGGTGAAGTCCCTTCCGTAGCGGTAGGGCTGTCCGTCGACGATGGGGACGGAGTGTGCGGCGCTGGCCGCGGTCTCGAGCATGCCGGTGCGCCGGGCCTGCAGTGCGGACAGGGAGAAGCCGTTGGAGCCGGAGGTGACCCAGTGCTCGGGGCGTCCGAAGCGGCCCATCTTGGAGCGTCGGCGTGGGCTGGTCTGCGAGGAGAAGGCGAGGGCGACGTCGGTGATCTGTGATTCGAAGACGCCGATGCCGAGTCCGGGGTTGCCGATCAGGGCGCCGAGCCAGCCGAGAGCGGCGTTCGCGGCGAGCTTCGCTGCGCTGTTCATCCAGTCCGGGGACTTGCCACCCTGTGCGAGGGCCCAAGCGGTGGGGCGGGTGAAGTTGATCTCTGAGCCAGGCATGAGGTCCAGGCGCTCGGCAGGGGCGCCAGTGTTGGTCGCGGGGATCGGCGAGTGCCAGATCGGGATGTCCTCGGTGACCCTGTCGACGAGGTCGTCGCCGGAGCGTCCGGGGTCGAGGATGGACCATATGTCGTCGAGCCCGTCGTTGGTGACCTTTTTCCCCCACTTCAGCAGGCCGTCGAGGATGGTGCCGGTGACGTTGACAGCTCCGGACTGCTCGATGACGTCGACGAGGACGGTGGGTTTGTAGAGGGTCATGTGGTTAGGGGCCGGCTGGGGATCCCCTGGCATCCACCGCCACACTTTCAGTTTGAGCTGTGCGTCTTCGAGCGTGGGGCCGATGAGGTCGGAAGCGAGGGCGAAGCGGGAGGCGAGGCAGCACCACTCGGTGGTGTCGTGCAGGAGGTCGGCTCCGGGGAGGATCATCACCGGCCATTTGTCGATGTTGGAGCGGATGAAGAATCGTGAGGCCCACTGGTCGGCGTCGAAGAGGTTGTCCGGGAGGGTCCACAGGCCGTCGAAGAGGCGGCGGAAGTTGGCCAGGAGGTAGTTCTTGATGACCCAGGCTGACGGTCCGGCGAGGATCATGGACTTTGGCCACTGCAGGGCTGCCGGGGCGATGGGGTTGGACCAGCAGACGAGGGACTTGATGAAGATCCAGTCGTGGACCAGTTCCCAGGTGACCTTGATGTCCCCGTCGTCGGAGACGGAGACCTTGACGTTGTCGACGATGCCGGACCAGCGGGTCTCGTCGGCTGGGACCTGGCCGGTGGCGTCCGGGTAGTCGATGATGACGGAGAAGACCTGCTCGACGTCGAGGTCGAAGACGGACCAGCCTGCAAGGTGATGGTCGACCGGCAGGACGATGGTGGCGTCGCCGGCGTCGTTGAGGAGCAGCTCGGCGGAGCCGGAGTCCTCCCCTTCTAGGATGTCGCGGACCTCGCCCTCCGGGTCGAGGACGGTGATGACGGGGCGGTCGAGGGAGGATCGTGCGGCATTGGCCAGGACGGTCTGTGCGTGGTCGTAGACGCCGGTCAGGGGGTTGTGTTTGAGGGTGCTCACCATCCGCGCTTCCACCTTCTCTCAGTGATGATTTGCAGGGCACCGGTGCCAGTGACGGTGACCTTGGTCGGTGGGGTGTGCGGCGGCAGGGGATGGGTGAAACGCTGTCCGGCGAGTAGCGGGTAGCCCGGTGTGCCGTCGGCGTAGGTGACCTTCTCCACACCGGGCAAGGTGCGGACGACGATGGGCTGGGTGGCCTGCTTGAGCGCGACAGTGTCTCCGCTAACGCCGTCCGGGAAGGTCCACTGCCCCGCCTCGGCGACGAAGGTGGGCCACGCCGGAAGGTCAGTGGGGTTCGACAGGACCACGGTGGTCTCCCCCGCGCACTGCCAGTCGGTGGTGTCGGTGTGGCCGTGGGCATCGACGTCACACGCCACGAGGGTCATCTCCATGGTGACGACGCCACGGCGCCGGGGATCCACGGCGAGGTCGACTTCGATGTCCTCCCGGGGGCGGACATCGAACCAGCGGGCGGAGTCGTCGGTGATGACCCACAGGCGGCCGTCCTGCTCCATGGACCAGGACCGGTCCCAACGTCGCTCTACGACCGGCAGCGGATCGTCCGTGGTGGCGGTGAGGTGGACAGTGAGGTCGATGACCCGCTCGTCGACCTTCACTGTGCCCGGGGTCGAGCCCCGCTGACGGGCCGAGGACCGGGTCCGCAACGTCGACGGCGGATCGAGAATGCCCTTGACCGTCTCGATCCACGCGCCCTCCTGCCGCGCCCCGGCGCCGTGAAGCACCCAACGCGACCCGTCGACGCCGATCCAGATGATCCTCAGATCGGAGCGGCGGCGGGCGATGAACAGGTCATTCACTGCTGTCTCCCTTTCAGTTAATGTCACAGGCCCCGGCGCGCGCGGCCGCGAGAGCGGTCACGGCGGGCCATCTTCCGGTCGATCTCGGCAGCAACCTTCTCGTTGCCGGTGTCGACGTAGATGGTGGTGTGGTCGCCACCGGCCCCGTCCGCGGTGAGGCGGGCGAGATCGGGCAGCTGGGTGTAGACGAGGTCATCGAAGGCGTCCGTCTGGCGGGGACTGAGGACGCGCTCGGGTCGGATCGTCTTCTTGGCCATCAGGCCGACGCCTGGCGCGATGCCGCCGCGGTCGTACCATCCGTTGGCCTCCCAGAACTGGCGGGCGACGGAGGGGTTGGCCTGGTAGCGGTCGGTGATGTAGCGGGCGCCGGCCTTTCCTTGGACGGCAGGGTCGGTGGAGCGGTCGGGCAGGTATTCCTGCAGGGTTCCGCTGGACGGGTTGAACTGGAACAGGCCGAACGCGCCACTGCTGGGGTTGGTGGCGTCGATCTTCCAGGAGGACTCCTTGTCGATGATCCAGTCCGCATCAGTCCACTTCTGCCCGGTCCAGCCCTTGTCGGCGAAAATCGCCTTCACCGTGCCCTTGACCGTTCCGTCGCCACTGGCGGTGGCGGTGTCGTCGAGGTCGGGCATCGGGTCGAGCTGGATGGCCACCGGTTTGAGTTCGGTGCCGGTGGAGGTGTCGGTCATGGCCACGGCCTCGGTGGTGTCTGCGCTGGCGACCGCGGTGGTGTCCGCGGCGACAGCAGAGACAGTGTCGGAGGTGGCCTGGGTCTCGGTCTTCTTCACACGGCCCTGCTCATCGACCAGGGTCGGGTCCTTGAGGTTGCTGCCCTTGAGCCCGAAGAGGCCGAGGAACTCCTTGGCGAGAGAGTTACCGGCGGTGCCGGCGATCTGCTGGCCCACAAGATCCCAGCGGGTCGGTTCGATGGCCTTCTCGCGCCATTCGGGATCCACCTCATCGGAGGATGCGAGACCGATCGTGCGTGCGAAGCCCTGGATCAGGGACACATCATCGTCGGAGAGAGTGGTGGCCTTGCGGCCGTGGACTACAGCGTCGGAGACGGAGCCCACAAGGTCGGTGACCTTGCGAAGCTGCTCCCAGTTGAGGATCGCTTCCGGCCCGCCGGTGTGATTGGTGACCAGGTGAGTGCCCTGGGGCAACCAGCCGCCACGGTCGCGGAAGATTCCGGTGATCGCCGAGCCAACACCACCGACGAAGTCCTTGGCCTTGTTGTACGCGCCGCCAAGGAGCCCACCGAGATCCTCGATCTTGTCGAAGAGGAAATCGATGACCTTGTCCTTGGACGAGCTCATCGCCTTCGGTGGGATGTTGAACCACTCCGGAGGTGGGGTGCCGACATGGCTGGCGAACATGTCCTTGATCGGGTCCAGGAGCTTGTCGAAAATCTCCTTGACCTTGTCGCGCAGGATCCCCTTCTTCTGCTCCGGGGACGGGCCACCGGCGGACTCGAACGCGCCGTCCGCGCCGATGGCCAGGTGGTAGTTACCGGAGCGCCACTGGCCGTCGTCGGCACCGGCGGCAGGACCACCGTAGGCCACGTTGCCGTGGGAGCCACCGGACTCAACGTTGACCGCGCTGAAAGATCCGACGGGGCCGAGAGTGCCTGCGGTGTGTCCCATCTGCCCGCCGGACTGCGGACCACCGGTCATGCCGATGGACATGCCCGGCCCGAGCCCGCCCTCCCACCGCTGGTTTCCGGCGGAGACGGAACTGGACTGGGATGCCGGGAATGCCGGGGTTGCCCAGTGGCCGGCGTTCGGCTCAGCGCCGACGATGACCGACGCGATCGCAGACATGTAGCCGGAGCAGTCACCGCCGTTGGGCCACTGCGATCCGGTCAGATAGGGCCTGCCGTTCATGGACGCGGCCCACCGGTGGCCACGTTCGAGCTGAGACTCCCACTCGGGGCGGACTTCGCCGCCGTCGGCGTGGGCCTGCAGGCCGTCCTTGAACTGCTGCAGCGGGCGGTTGTCACGACGAGACGGGCGCCGGTCCTCGGAGAAGACCTTCCCGGCGTCCCAGGTGAAGGACTGGCCGGAGTCCAGGAGGTGACGCATCGCGTAGATCGCCGAATGGCCACCAGCGCGGGCGACCTCGCGGGCGGTCATCATGTGCTCACCGTTGGAGCCCCACATCAGGACGTCGTCACTGGTGCCGGTGCCTGGTCCGGAGATCCGGCCACCGGTGGCGTGCTCCGGGATGGTGGAGAGCTCACTGGCCTCGTCGAGGCCGGGGATGAACTTCGCCACCGTGTTCCAGGCCTTGAGGATTCCGCCGTTGTAGACCGTCGTGATCATGAAGTTGATCGGCTTGGCGAGGTAGCCGCGCAGCTTATCCCACACGCCCTTGATGCCGTCGACGATGGTGGTGAAGAAGTCCTTCACCGACGACAGAGCATTCTTGAGCGTATCGAACGCCGGCTTGATGACGTTGTCGATGACCCAGCGGATGCCGTCACCGAGGGCATCCCACACCGGCTTGATGACGGTGTCCCAGATCATGCGGAAGAAGTCACCGACAGCCTGGAGCGCTGCCTTGAGCGCGTTCCACGTCGGCTGGATCACGTTGGTCCACACGAACTGAATGCCTGTACCGAGGGCATTCCAGGCGGGCTGGATCACGGAGGTCCAGACGGTGCGGAAGACACTACCGACGAAGTTCCACGCGGCGGTGATCGCGTTCCACACCGGCTGCAGCACATTGGTCCACATCCACTGCGCCGCGACGCACAGGGCATCCCACACCGGCTTGATGACGGAGTTCCACACGACACTGATTACCGTGGACAGGTTGCTCCACGCCATGGGGATGTACTGGGTGAAGATCGGCATGAGGATCGTGTCCCACATCCACTGCGCAGCAGCAGCCAGGGCGTCCCAGGCGGGCTTGATCAGCCCGGTCCACGCGGCACTGATGCCGGCGGACAGGAGGTTCCATGCGATGAGCAGCGGAGCGAGGATCAGCGTGCCGATGACGCCGAGAGTCGTGGACACGACGGTCCACAGCACGTCGAGGACCGGCTTGAGCACGGAGTTCCACACGGTCTGGATGCCACGGAAGCAGGCACTGACCGCGTCACCGAGGGCGGAGACGACCGTCTTGAGCCCGTCCCAGACAGGGGCGAAGACGTCCTTGAGCCACGACCAGACGTTCTTGAGGACGTCCATGAACGACGCCCAGATCCGCTTGCCGGTCTCGGTCTTCGTGAAGAACAGGGTCAGGGCGGCGACCACAGCCACGACCGCGGCGATGATCGCGCCGATCGGGTTGGCCACAATCGCGGCACCGAGCATGCGGAACCCGCCGGCCGCGAGTTTCAGGACACCGGTCAGGCCCTTGAAGATCCCGCCGAGCCCCATTACCCCCTTACCGAGCTTGGTAACGCCCGGCGCGGTCTTGGCTGCGATCCCACCGAACCCCTTGACCGCGGACATGATGCCGCCGCCGGAGGTGATCATGGCGCGGGCGCCCTTGAACGCGGCACCGAGGCCGCTGACTTCCTTGGCGACCTTACCGATGGGGCCGGTGACGGTGTTGAGAGTCTTCATGCCGACGAAGGCAAGGACGAGTTTCTCGACGATGCCCTGGTTCTCGCTCATCCACTTCGCCAGGTCCTGGAGGATCGGCACGAGGATGTCGGCGACGACCGGGGCGAGGGTGGCCATGGCTCCGGTGAGGGAGACGATGGCGGCCTTCATGCCGGCCTCACCGAGAGAGGCGGTGATCTGGCCGATGGCGGGCATGACGTCGGCGATGGCCTGGCCGATGGTGCCGAAGGAGGCGCCGAGGCGGCCCATGACGCCGTCGATGTCACCGCCGTGCAGGGCGGTGGTGAACTTCTCGACTTCTTCGCGCAGGTCGAAGAAGAAGTCGATGATCTTGGAGTCCTCGTCGATCCCCATAGGGAGCCAGGTCTCGGCCTTGAAGTCGCCGGTCTGGAAGATCTCGATCGCACCCTTGGTGACGTTGGTGAGGGTGTCGATCTTGTCGGTGATGCCGCCGATGATGCCGGGGGCGGCGGTGAAGGCCGGCTTGAGGATCGCTTCGCCGAGGCGTCCGAGGGCAGCACCGGCGTTGTCCATGGCTCCGGAGAAGGTGTCGCCGGCCTTGAGGGCAGCACCACCCATTCCGGCTTCCATGGCGTTCTGGAAGGTTGCGAAGTCGATCTCGCCGGAGGAGGCGAGGTTGGTGACCTCTTCGGCGGTTTTCCCCATCTCCTTGGCGAGGAGTTGGACGATGGGGATGCCCTGGTCGCTGAGCTGGGCGATGACGTCGCCCTGGATCTTGTTGCTGGTGGCGACCTTGTTGAAGATCGATCCCATCGAGGACATGTCGGTGCCTGCGATGGCGGCGGCGTCACCGACGAGCTTGAGGGTGCGCTGCAGGTCCTGGCCGGGTTTGACCCCGGCGGCGACCGTTGCGGCGGCGACGGTCGCGGCGTCACCCAGCCCGTAGGCGGTGCCCTTCACAGACGCCATGGCATCGTCCATGATCGCCGAGACGTCCTCAGCGGAGTTGCCGAGGCCGGAGAGCTTGGCGGTGGCCTGGTCGATGGCGTTGAGGCGGTCGAAGCCCTTCTTCAGTGCGGTGCCGAGAGTGCCGGCGACCGCGCCGCCGACGCCGACTGCCGCGCCCTTCATTGCCTTGCCGACTCCGGACATGAGCTTGGAGCCCATCCCCGAACCGGTCTTGGTCATGGAGGACTCGACCCCGGCGAACGCCTTGTTTACGCCCGGGGCGATCTTGGAGGTCTCCGGGATGATGGAGATGTAGCCGACGGCGAGTTCGTTGCCTGTCTTGGCTGCCATGTGTGGTCCTCCTCGAGGCTGTGGTGTCAGGGTTGGCGGTGTCGGGTCAGGCGGTCACGAGGCTGGCGTCCCAGCCGAGCCAGTCGGCAATGTCGGCGATGGGCGCGGCTTCGCCGACGTAGCGTCCGGACTCGCCGAGGGAGGGGTTGATCGTCTCCGGTTCGGCGTCCGGCGCCTTGGGCCGCGGGTACGGGTCGGGTTTCTCGGCGGTGCGGTCCATGGCGCGTTGCCAGTTAGCTCCGGCGAGGACGTCGAAAATGTCGGCGAGGAGTCCGGTGTTGCGGTCCCACCCGGCGAAGTCCGGCTCAGTGGCACGGATCAGGGCGGAGCCGATGTCGGACTCGGTGACGATGACGTGAAGATCCCTCCAGTTGAGTCGGTCTGTCCCGTCGCACAGCCATCGCAGGCGAAGGTTCAGGCCGATCAGGTCCCGCTCGATGGCCCGGCAGGTGTCCGGGTCATCGAGGAGGTCTAGGAGGCCGAGGATTCCCCCACGGAGGTGTCACCCTCCGGGCCGGTCTGCCAGGCGACCATGAAGTCCTGGAACTCACCCATGGGGAGGTTGTCGATCTGTTCGAGGCTGGTTTCGTCGGCGACCTTCTCGAGCATCTCCCAGCCGAGCTCTTCCTGGGACTTGTCGCGGTTGCGGCGGAGCCATCCGGCGGTGAGCGCGTCGCGGATCCAGGGGATGGTGATGTCGGCGCCGGTGGCTTCGGAGTGGTAGTGGAACTTCTCGAGCATGACGGGGTCCTTTCTGGGACGGAGTCTGAATGGAAGAGGGGACGGGGTCAGGGTGAAGCAGAGGGTGGGCCCGGGGTGACCCCGTCGAGAGTCCCCGGGCCCGGTCGGCTACTCCCCGGAGGGAGTTTCGAGAGCCTCGATGCGGGCGATGGCGGCGGCGAAGTCCGCGGTGGAGACCTTGCCGTCGAGAGCGTCCTGCAGGCCGGTGATGTTCGCCACGGTGTGGGTGTGGTTTCCGGCTGCGGCAGTGGTCGAGGTGGTGCCGAGGGCGAGTGTGCTGGTGCCCGCTCCGATGGCGGCGCGGGCGGCTGACTCGTTGGCGGCCTTGATGACTGCCTTGCCTACCGTGGTGGCACCGGTGAGGGTGTCCGCGGTGGGGATGTCAGCGGCGGATGCCTTGCCGTTGGCGGCTGTCTGCGCAGCTGCGGCGGCAGTGTGTGCGTCGGCGATGCCCTGCTCGATCTTGTTGAGGTTGGAGGCCTCCAGGTCGGGTTCGGCGTCATCAACCCAGGCGGTCGGTTCGTATGCCATGGTGTGTCCTCCTCAGAGGCTCAGTGGGTGGTGGACGGGTGCAGCCCCGGAGACGGGTGCAGCCCCTTACGGGGCTGCAGGCCTACGGGGTCGGGGTTTCCCCCGAGTCATCACCGCCGTCGCCGTCGGCGGGTGCTTCGGCGTCGGCGCGGTAAATGTACTGGTAGAGCTTGTTCGTGTCGTCGTCCGGGAAGCACTCGAAGGTGACCTCGTACTGGATGACGCCGGAGCGGACGAAGTTGACGTCGCCGACCTCGGTGGCCTGGGCGTCCGGGGCGAACAGGCGGATGCGGGACTCGGCGGCGCCCTTGATCTCGGCGTCGAGAGCGCGGTGCGGGAGCTCGTCGGCGTTGTCGACGACGGTGATGTTCTTGCCGTCGGCGGCGATGATGACGTTGTTGTCACCGGCGATGATCTTGAGGACCTCGGCGTTGGCCGACTCCATGAAGGTCAGCTTGAGGGTGACGGAGTGGTCGGACTGCACGATGACGACGGTGTCACCGTTCCAGTCCTTGATCTTCTCGGTCGACCGGTCGACGGTCTTGGCGATGCCGTCCTCGGTGATGTAGCCGCCGGGCTTGAGGTTCAGGCGGGTCTGGAGCTCAGCGATCGGCTCCTCGGCGTCCTTCGGGTAGTTGGCGACGGCCGGGGCGGCGGGGCCGATCAGCATTCCGCCGGCGGCCTTGACGTCGGGTGCACCGACGAGAACATTGGCGCGGTTACGCATGGTTTCTCCCTTTCATGGAGACGGTGGGTACAGGAAAAGCCCGGTCTGGCAGAGGGTCAGAGCAGGGCCTGGGTGAGCGTCCCGATGAACTGCCATCGGGTCACGTCGGGTATGTCGGGGTCGGGGAAGTCCACGGGGCCGGAATCCTCGGACCATCCGAGGACCCGGTCATCGATCACGTCAAGGTCGAAGCAGAGTTCGCGGATGACGTCGATGAGGTCGACGGTGGTGTCGAGGTCGGGCCCGTAGACCTGGATGAAGACTGTGGTCACGTCGGTGACCGGGGTGGTGCGCCGCGGTGCGGCCTGATCCACGCGGACGAAGAGATCCGGGCGTGGCCGAGGCACCTTGTGCACCACCGGGGCAGTCACCTTGTTCCGCAGGGCGGTCATGATGATCTGCTGGGCTGTGGTCACAGTCCCTCCCCTCCCCTGGCGTGTCGCCCTGCTCAGCTCAGTTTGCGGGCCGAGAGGACCTTGACCAGGGTGTTGTTCTTCTGATTGTCGCGGTACGCCTTGTACGAATCCGGAATGACGATCGTCCGGTATCGGGTCTTGCCCTGCACCGAGCTGGTCGTGTACCCGGATCCACACTCGGCGGCGATGGAGTCGGCCTCGACGTCGACAGCGTCCATCACGCCGGGTGACCGGCGGATCACCTCGAACGCCTTGGGGTTCCACTGGAGTTTCGAAGGCATGGTCAGTCCCGGTCCGGGACGATCTCGAACTCCGCCCACGCCCCCGGCGAGTAGCCGGCGAGGGTGCGGGTGCCCTGTGAGTCGGCGAAGATGACGAGGCATCCGTCGACGATCTCGCAGGCGTTGGTGGGGTGTTCGGTGATGACGGCTTCGCCGGTGTCGTCGAGGACGCCGTGGGTGATGCGGATCATCAGCCCTCCGTTCTGGTTGCGGTGACGACGACGAGACCCGGGTCGAAGAACGGGTTGTTGGCGAAGTCCTGGTCGTTTCCCTTCACCTTCCACGGTGTCGGGTCCCCCGGTGTCCTGATCTCGCCGCCCGGGCCGGGGTCGTCGTCGGGGGCGCAGTAGACGGTGAGCGTGTCGATGGTGCGTAGGAGGGAATCACCCACGACCTCCTGAGTCGGGGAGACTGCCCACCCGAACACGAGGACTTCCTGCCACGGGCCGAAGCCCATGACGGGGTCACCGTTGCGGTCGTAGCCGGTGCGGGTCCACGAGCGCACTTCGACCGGGAGGGTCAATGGGTAGGCCATCAAACCCCCTCCCCCGGCGCGGTGCCGGTCGGCCCGTTGACCCAGGCATGATCCAGTGGGTGGCCATGCGGTTGGGGCTTGGCGGTCATGTCGAAGCCGGTGTGCTTCTTCGCGCCGCCGGAGAGCATCGCCCGGTGGGCCGGGGTCAGTTCCATCGACTGTGCGAGAGTCTCGGTGCCGTAGGTCGTGGACTCGGTGAAGACACCGGCGGTGCGTGATGCCTGCCGGACTGCCTCCGGGTTCCTCAGCGCGGTGGAGACAAGCTGTACTTCGACGTAGGCAATCCTGGAGTGCCAGGTGCCGTCCGGGTCGTCGGTGAGCTGGTCTGCGAGCTTCGGGTACTCGGAGAAGATCAGTACCTCGGCGTCGTCCAGCCACAGCTGGATGACGTCGTCGGCGGGCAGGTCAGTGGTAGACAGCCAGCGGTCGCGGACGTCCGCTGGTGTCGCGTAGGTGGTCACAGAGTCACCTCCCTACTTGGTTGTTCGCGGATGCAGCCCCGGAGACGGGTGCAGCCCCTTGCGGGGCTGCATGCCTACGGGGTCGGGGTTTCCCCCGAATCACCCGCCGGCAGGAGAAGACCGGCCGGGTAGACGCGGTCCTTCTTCCGGCCGACGCGGGTGACCGGTGCGGCGCACTGCCAGCCGACGCGCATGACCACGCGCAGGGCCTTGGAGTCCTGCTGCATGAGGTTGAGGACGACCTTGCCGTCTGCGTCGGAGATGACGCCCTCGGAGAAGAGGTCGTAGGTGATGTCCTGGCGGACGCCGACAACGAACTTGGTCCAGTCGAGGGCCATGAGCTTCGCCTTCTCGCCGTCGAAGCCGCCGGTGGCGTCCTCGTTGATCGGCTTGCCGTACAGGGTGTCCGGCTGGCCGAGGGCGTGGGACGGGCCGTAGATCGCGTCACCGTTGGCGGAGCGCTGGCCGATCAGTTCCCAGCCGAGGCCCGGCTCGGAGACGAAGCCGTTGATGTTGTAGCCCTGCTTGGAGACCAGGCCCGCAAGGTTGGCGACGTCGACGCCGAGGTCTGCGCCGGTGCCGGCGGTGACGGTGTTCCCGGCTGCGGTCGCGGCGGTGAAGACGTCGTCGGGCCAGGAGTCCGGCTTGTCGACACCGAAGAGGGTGGCCTCGTCGATCTTCTGGCCGAAGGCCTCCGCGACGAGCGGCTTGATCTCGTCCCAGAGGGGCACCTGAGCGTCGGCGATGAGGGCATCCGGGATCGGGACGATGACCGCGAGTTCCTCGGCGGTCATGGTGATCCCGGACCAGTTCGCGCTGGAGGTCTGCTTGAGGCCGGTGTCGCCGTTGACCCAGTAGGCGTCCGGGAGAGAGGCGAGGACAGGCTGCTTGGACTTGGCGGAGCTCATCGGCACCCGGCGGGCGTTGGTGAGCATGATGGAGTCCTTCGGAGCCTCGGCGAGGATCTCCTTGGACACCTGGTCGGGCAGGTGGGCGTCGGAGACGTCGGCCCGTCCGATGATGTTGTTGAACGGCATGATCGGTTCCTTTCAGTGGTTATGCCGGTGGCGGCTGGTCAGTGCCCGGATAGGGCGTTGCGGATCCAGTCGCCGGAATCAGAGGTGGACCCGGTGCCGCGTCCCGCGTTGGGGACCCGGGCACCGGTGGGGGTGGGGGCAGCGTCGGCAGTCGCCTTCTTGATTGCCTCGGCCAGTTTCTCGGCGTGCGCAGTGAGCTCGTCCTCGGTGGAGCCTGCGAGCAGGTCCGGGTCGAGTCCGTTCTCGGCGGCGATGCGGACGCGGGCGCCGGCGAGCTTCTGGGCGGTGAGTTCGGACTCGAGTCGGGCGATGCGCTCGGCGGAGCGCTGCTCGTCGGTCTTCTTCGCGTCCTCGAGCTCGTCGAACTTCGCGGCCTTGGCCTTGAGGTCGTCGTACCCGGTGTACTTCGCCCGCTCCCGGGCGATGCGCGCCTCGATGATGCGGTCCAGGTCCTCCTGGGATTCCGGCGGGGTGAAGCCTTTACCGGTGTCCTTGGCGTCCTGGCCGCTCTGGCCGTCCTTGGTCGCGGCGCCGGACTGCGCGGCGGCCGTGTTCGGCGTCGCCTTGGAGTCCTCGGAGCCGGTCACGTCGGCGGTCGTGTCTGTCATGGTGCTACTCCCCTTCCCCGCGTGCAGCGGGTAGTGATCGGTGATTCCGCCCGGCGCGACACCGTTGGTGTCGTGGGGCGTGCGGTGGTCCACCCCGGGTCGTGCTGGGGTGTGGTTCTCCTGCCGGGAGTCGGACCCGGAGCAGCGCGGGGCTGCGGCCTGTTCGGGAGAGGGGGTCAGTGGAAGGCTTCGCCGGCTTCGGCGCGCTTGGTTTTCCAGTGCTGGTCCCATGCGTGTTTCTGGTTGGGGCGCATGTGGCCGGAGGCGTCGTAGGTGACCTCGTACCACTCGTCCTGGAGGTCGTTGACGATCTGGGGGATGTCAGCGTCGCGGAGGACTTCGCGGGCGGTGCACGAGCAGTTGTCGTGGTACTTGTGCCCGTCTGCCATCGGGCCGGACGAGTAGGTGTGCCCGCCGGTGGCGTTGGGGTTGCGGGTGTGGGTCTCTCGTCGGGTGCGACTGTTGCCAGCGCCGACGGTGAGGACGGTGCCCTTGGTGTAGACCGCTCCCCTACTGGCGAGCATGAGGCAGAAGGAGCATGCGCCGGGGCCGGGAACTCTGGCGTAGCGAGTACCGGCGGCGGCGGTCGAGTTCCATACGGTGTCGCGGGCTGGCTGCCGGATGAAGCGGCCGAGAGGCCCTGCCATGACGCGGGCGGCAGCGTTGATGTTGCCGTCGGTCTTGTTGAGCGCCCAGGAGGCGGAGTTGGTGACCTGTGAGACGTTGACAGCCTCAGCGGGGACCGGGGCGGGTAGGTCAGTGAGGTCGGCGAGTTCGCGGCCGGTGTCCAGGGCCCAGAGGGCGGAGGACATCGCCACGGTGCCGTAGCGCTGGGTGATCGCTGCGACGAGTGCCTGGAATGCCTCGGGTGCCATGTCCGGGTTGGCGTCGACGGCCTTGAACAGGGCCTGGGTGGCGAGGACCGCGGTGGAGTCGAGGTGCCTGGCGTGGGTGAGCCACGGGTCAGCCATGGTCGCTCACCTCCCTACTGGGTGACTTGCTCCTGTTCCCCCGGCGCGGTGGCCGGTGTCGGGAGCCGTGGTGTGGTTCCTTCGTCGGCGACGGCGGCGCGGGCCTCCGGGGTGGTCTGCGCAGTGCCGGTGAGGAGCTGGTCGAGCATGTCCTGCCCCTGCTGCCTGGCGACATCGGCCTTGAGTCGGCTGATGGTGACCGGGTCCATGCCGAGCATCTCCCAGGTGACTTCGGAGGCCGCGGGCAGTGCGCCGACCGAGACCAGAGACATGACCGCCTGCGCGGACGCCGCCTTCGTCGGGGTGGACGGGTCACGCCACTTCGCCCGGAGCTGGTCCAGGCGCTCGTCCGGGACACCGTCGCGGGTCTGCTGCGCTAGGCGCATGATCTCGCACCAGCCGGAGCCGTAGACGAGCTGAGCACGCTCGGCGACCTTGACGAGCTCGGCCTCGGCAGCACGGATCGCGTCAGCCGAGGACGGGTTGTCCTGGATGATGCCGAGGCTGTTCGGTGGGATGGCGGTCTCGCCCGAGACCATCATCGCCAGAGCTCGGAGCTGGTCTATGTGCGGCTGAGGACTGGCCGCGGCGAAAGTCCCGAGGTTGGGGTTCCCGTTGTCCTCATCAGGGGAGAGGACGAGCAGGCGGTTCAGGTAGGTGGTGAAGGCATCCTCGTCGAAGTCCTCCGGGGTGGCACCGGAGATCCAGCGCTGCGGGAAGGAGAAGAACTCGGCGGTGCCCTCCATGCGGATGACAGTGCGAGCCGCCGCGTCCGTGAAGTCCATCAGCGGGCGAGTGATCCGCGACATGCCGTAGCGCTTCCCGAGCCGCGGCCGGTGAGCCAGCATGACCATCGGCACCCGACCGAGAGTGTGCGGGGTGCGCTGCACCGCGTACTCGTTGCCCTCACGCCAGATCGACACCGTGCGGTCATCCATCCAGAGAGTCAACTGCGGGGACTCGAGACCATCGATGCCCTCATCGACCGTGAGGCCGGCCACGAGTCGGCGGGCACGAGCGGACCATATCGCGGACGCCGCAGTAGCGGAGTACGTGGAGATGACGACCGGAGGGTCGCCTGCAGCCTCGTCACCCTCGACGACGGTGGCGAAGGCAACACCGTGGATCATGCTGGCGATATGAGCCTGGGACGACTCGACGAAGAGTTGATTGTCCTCGATGATCTCAGCGAGACCATCATCCGACTCCGCCTGACCTGCCATGACGAATCCCTGGAGGTCAAGCCGGTTGTCCAGGACCTCGACAGCCTTGGCGGGCCAGCCAATCACAGACTCCAGCTTGCCGAGCTGGGACGGCATGGCCATACCCAGCTTCCCGGCGCGACGCAGACTCCGCTCTCCGTCGTAGTAGAGGGTTCGGAGGTAGTTGCGGGAACGGTTGGCGTCGTAGCGGCGGATGAGCTGGACCAGGAGGCGGTGCTCTTCGGGGCGGAGGCCCGGGACGTTGGCGAGGGTGGTGATGTCAGAACTCATTGCAGTCGGACCCTCCTTGCGCCGCGGTTGCGGCCTGTCTTGACCTTCGGATTGAGAAGTGCGAGTTGCCGGCCCATGCGGGCGCCGACCATGGTGACGGCGTAGTCGACGAGGTCGTTGGAGCTGCGGTTGATCTTGCCGAGGCCGATGCCCCACTGGTTGGGGCGGCGGCGGGCGTTGTGGACGTGGTTGCGGAGCATGGGGGCTCCGTCGTGGGTCAGGGTGTGCTCTTCCTCGATGTCGAGGACGGTCTGCATGGCGGCTTCGGTGAACAGCTTGTTGCGCTTCACCGCGCCGGAGGTCGAGAGCCGCATGTCGAAGAGGACGGAGTGCCCGCCGGCGCCGGGGGTGGCCCAGACCTTGAGGTGCTTCTGGAAGTCGCGGTGCCACTGGTCGATCATCGGCTTCCAGTAGAGGGCCTCGGTGTCGTCGTCGGTGGCCGGGCTGGGGTCCACGCCGAACCAGACGACGTCGTAGAAGTCGAAGGCCTCCCGGACTACGGCGTCGACGACCTCGCGGGGTGCGAGCCAGCCCTTGCCGCGTTCGCCGTGAGGCTTGCGCCAGCCGCCGAGGCTGAGGACGTGGCCGTCGGAGAGCCTGCAGGCCGACAGTGTCGTGGCGTCACCGGACTTGGAGCAGTCGAGGAACATGGCGATCTTCTCCCCTTCCTCGACGGTGATGTCGGGTTGTGCGCAGTCGTCGAAGGCCCGTGGGTCGACCCAGGCGTCTTCGGCGGCGGCGAGGCCGTTGAGGTAGAAGCGGATGGTCTCTGCGGGGCTGGTGCGGGAGTCCAGGGCCTCGGAGAGCAGGCGGTCAATGTCTGCCCAGGGGGCGTCCATGTATGCCTGCTCGATGCCGTGACGCATCGAGACGGGGTCGCCGGGGTTGGTGGTCGGGTCGGCCTCGGTCGAGTCGTAGAGCATGTCCCGCAGTGGCTCAGGGCGCATCTGCTGGATCTGCCACTCGTCGAAGGACTTCTCTGCGACGGAGTCCATGCCGGGGCTGTGGGCGTTGGTGAGCTCCAGGACGCGGGCCTGGATGCTGGCCGGAGACTTACCTGCGTTGCGACGAGCGGTGTCCGCGGTCTTTTCGCCGCCAGACGCCGCGGTCATGTGGTGGGACTCGTTGAGGAAGACGGCGGTGGGCGGGTCGCCCTCCATGGACTTCTCCGAGGCGGTGAGCAGCTCGATGCGGCAGCCGCCGGGCATGACTGTCCGGGTCTGGCCGACGTCGATGTTCAGCGAGTTGACCAGGTCCGCACTGAACATGCTGTTGACCATGCGCATCAGCTTCGACGCCTGGTTCAGCGAGTTCGCGGCGAGCTGCACCAGCGACATGCGCCGCCGGCGTCCGAGGATCATCCCGTCGACGACCCGGTCGAACTGCACCGGGCCGCAGAACTCGATGATCGCCAGAGCTGCGGCGAACGGGTCCTTGCCGGTTCCCTTCGCGCCGCGCTTCACCCCGGTTCGGTACATCCATCGGCCCGTATCGGGGTCGAGTGCGTACCAGAGGTGGACGAAGCGGGCCTGCCCCGGTGTGAACCGCCACGGTTTGCCCGAGTTCGGCTCGACGAGGTTGCGGTGCGCCCACACGATGATGTGCGGCCCCAGCGACGGCGGCAGCTCTTCGAGCCGAGACGGGTCACTGTAGGGCAGGGACGGGTCACCGGGCCATGGCAGCGTGGTCCAGGCCCCGGTGTCCGGGTCCACTCGGTAACCGGGCATGAGCAGTGCTGGTGCGGCAGGTGCAGTCATCCGTACAGCCCCCTCATCGCCTCAATGTCGGTAACAGTCGCCTCCGTCCCCTCGTCAGCGCCCTCGGCCGCATGCTGCAGCTCAATGCGGGCACGCCGCCGGTCCGGCTCGGTGAACATCAGCTTCGACATCATCTTGTCGATCTCCGCCAACTGCCCGGCGCGCAGTGGAGCGTCGTCTGCGTGGTTGAGCATCTTGGAGAGCTGGTCCATGGTCAGGCGGGCGTACTCCCAGTCGGACTGCTGCCAGAAGGCGGTCTGGCCGGAGTCCTTGAGGGAGCGGTAGAGCCGCTTGGCCGTGATATGCCAGGTCCGGTCCTCGGCGGGGCGCTTGGCGGGTATCGCGGCGCCGATCTTCGTGATGATGTCGGGCTTGTTTCGGCGGACGCGGTCTGCGTCTCGCTTCGGCATGGGGCCGGGCACGGCGGGCCTCCTTCCGGGGTCAGGGCAGGGTGTCGATCGCCTCCTGGAGGTCGGCGAGGATAACGGGGCAGTTGGGAACGGGGTTGCCGGTGACGGTGATGAAGCGACCGTCGGCGTAGACCTCGACGCGGTGGCCGTGGAAGCGGCGGATGCAGGCTCCGGTGTGCTGTGCGCGGCCCCAGAGGTGGAGGCCGTCTCCGGAGGGGCTGACCTCGGCCCAGGTGTCCGGGAAGTGCCGCAGGAGGGCGCGAGCCCAGGGCTGCGGTCGCCCGGCGCGGTCTAGGCAGTGGTCGATGTCGATGCAGACGATGCCGTCGCCGTTGAGGACGAAGCCGCGGAGGTCAGCGTCTTGGACGTCTTCGACGGGTCGCCAGTTGGTCGGGCGGTGGGCGTTGATGGCGTGGCCGCGCGGGTTGACGGGCACCTTGTTGCCGTCGCGGTCGGCCCAGCGGATCCAGCGGGGTGTGCAGTCGAGGGCGTCGGGGAGCTGCTTGCGGTGCCGGCATGCGGCGGTACGGCAGCGGCCGGAGCAGTAGCGGGCGGTTCGTCCGCGACTGCCGGCACTTTGCAGGGGGCTGTCACACCAGGCGCATTTCATGGTTCGATTCTACCCCGGATGTAACGTATTACCTAGTCTGAACTGCCATAACGTGTTTTCTATTGTGTGGATCATCGGAGAGCGCCTGTGCCGAGCAGGGCACCAAAAACGGTCCCGTACAGGGCGAAAGTCGCCCAGATGGACGATGAGGGCGATACATGGTCTGACCTGGCAAAAACCCTGGAACCCGTACACAGTTGGAGGCCCTATGCCGTCCGTGGCTCGGATCGAGGGGGGAGGGGGATTCCCCACCCCGTGGGTCCGAGGAAGAATCGGACTCCTGTGATCGCCTGTGTAACTCAGGGCATATTTCCCCGGGGCGGTCACCCGCGGCCCATGGCCCGGCCCCAGGCGGCCCAGTCCACCGGGCCGTCGGCGCCGGAGGTCGGGTGGGCCATCGGCGTCCGCTGCCGGGACTGCTTCGCCCTGCCCCGCTGCGCCTCCTCCTGCGTCTTCACCGCGTGGCACGCGGGGCATACCGACCGGAGATTCCCGAGCTCGTTTCCCCCGCCCTCGAAGACCGGCACGATGTGGTCCACCTCGGTGGCCTCCACCTCACAGCCCGGGCCACCGATCTGGCAGGTGTGCCCGTCCCTGCGGAGGACCCGGCGCCGGAGCTTCGTCGGAACACCTCGGGCTCGTGTGTAGGGCTGGTTCGACCGGTACTTGCCCGTCATCGTGATCACCTCATCGACACGTCGTGAGCAACGAGAGAACCCCGAACCACTGTCGCGGTTCGAGGTTCAGTGCTCGCCTGAGGCGAAGCCTACCACGTCTGGTGGCGGATGCAGGTCAGAGCGTTCCACCCTCACTGCACCCGACGCACCGACGCCAGTCGCTCCTCCATTCCCCGAGCATGAGCCACCGTGTCCTCCAGCGAACAGGACACCGAGCCGTCGGGGTGAGGCATCGACCGGATGGTCCCGGCCTTCGCCCACTCCCCCACGGTCCTTCGTCCCACGGGCCACCCCAGGATGGCAGCGGCCTTCGACACCTCCGAGGGGTTGCCCCACATGCCACGCCCCGGGGGCGGTGGGTCTACCGGGGCAGGGGGCTCAGCGCCGGGGGCCTGGGCACCAGCACCCCCCGGGCCTACCTCGGAGGGGGTGGGGTCCTTCGCAGACAGGGGTGGGTCCACCAGATCGGCCACCCTCCTCGCCTGCTGCCCGACGACCACTGCCGCGTCCGCCGCCTGCTCGTGGCCGGCCACATCCTCGACATGGTCCAGCAACCAACCCGCCAGCTCCGACACCGACAGGGGACCAGGACGCCGACGACGAGGAGCCGCCAACCCGCCGGCACTGCACACCGCGCCCACGATCTGCTTCAACAGCAGCCAGCACTCATGCTCCACCGCGAACGGATGCTCACGCACGGGACTGCGCGGGCCCGGCACCGACGCGCACACGCCAGCATTCGACCCGGACGCCGCCACCGACGGGACCACCAGATCACCCAGTCTCGGCCCCAGACGCACCAACACCTGCAGATCCCGGACCAGGACCTCACGCTCTGCATCACCCAGCACAGAGATCACCTACCCTTCTTCTTCCCTCGACGCCTGTGTCTCTTCTTCTTCGGACCGCACTTCTCACCGTCAGCAGAAACGTCACCGCCCCCTACCTCACCGTTACCGACACGCACCGTCCCGTCCCGTCCCGACCCGGATAATCCGGATCCTGCACACTCGCCACCTGCCGGATCTGACTTTTTCGGCAGGTCGATCTTCTCCGCAGGTCGGACACTGTTTCGCTGTCGGGGAGACTGCTGGCTCGCTGATCGACCGGACGCACCTCGACCGCCATTGCTGGCAGGAGATGCAGGCCCGGGATCCGCGGTGGCCGCGTCGTCACCCGTCGCTGGCACGGTGGTCTCTTCGGTGGCGACGCCGTCGATGCCGTCCCGCTCCACCTGGCTGGCGGAGGTCGTCATCTTGGGGTCAGCGGCACCGAGGTGTGCCGGCATCGGGGGAACCTGCTGAGAATCAAGCCCGTGGCCGTTCGCGCCGATGGCATCGGCGTTCGTCTCGACGGGCGACTCGATCAGCAGTTCCCCCGGCACCGGCACGTGAGACTCGTGCCCGGGCGGAACAGATCCGAACGGGACGTACTTGTCCCGCTTCGGCGGAAGTTTCTGGATCCCGTTGTCACGGGCCCAGGTGGAGTTGTTGATCCACTCGATGGTGGTCTTGTCGAAGTACGGGGGCACAGGCTTCGGCAGCAGCGGGACGCGCGTGTCGGCGTCCTGGTCGTTGCCGCGCTTGGCATTGCACTCTCCGCAGCACACGACCAGCGTGTCGACCGTGGCCGCCTGGCCCGGTTCCCGGTGGTCGTAGGTGCCGGCCAGTTTGCCCTTGCGGGCAGTCCACTTCACGACCTTGCCGCAGTAGCGGCAGGCGTCACCATCTCGCAGACGGACGGGGATGATCAGCGCGGGGTTGCCGTTATCCTGCTTGCGCTGACGCTCCCACGCGATCTCCTCCTCGGTCTTCATATGGAGGAACTCGGGGTCTTCGATGATCTTCCATCCGCGGACGCCGTTCATGTCCACGACCTCCATGAGGCCAGCCTGGACACAGGCGTCAGTGAGGACACCGAGACGGTCACCCGCGAGGGTGTAGGCCGTTCCGATGTCCAGGACGTAGTCCGTGATGAAGTTGGCCGACTGCGTCGCAGAGCGCCACAGGAAGCCCGCCACCTCGTTGATGAGGCGGCCATCGAAGTTCGCGTTGGCGACCACGGAGAGCAGCTTCGGGTACATCGCCGCGTCGTCTCCACTCCTCAGCCACGGCATGCGCTACCACTCCCGGATCGGGCGAGCGTGCCGGGCCGAGGGTGGGCCGGGCGTGTCATCGAAGTCACTGTCGTTCTCCTGGTCGTCATGGTCGGTGAGGTTGGTCGGGGCGGTTCCCGGCGCGGTGGCCGGCGGCGCGCGGCACCGAGGTGATGCGGTGGTCATGCTTCCTCCTCTTTGGTGGCCTGCGCGGTCTGCCTGTCAGCTGCGTCCGCGGCTGCCCGGAGATGCGCGGCCTGGATGCGTGCGGCCGTGGTGGTGAGCCAGGACGCCTCGTACATCAGGTGAAAGATCGTGACGCCTCCGGACTCGACGGCTACGTCGAGGGTGTCGTCGTTTCTCCCGGGGCCATTACGGGTCCAGAGCGGATTGCCGTTCAGGTCGGTGGTGTCCGACGGGACAGACCGGTCAGTGCCGAGGCGGAGTCCGGCGGTGGTCGCCCGGGTGACGAAGTCCCCGGCCATGGACATGGCCTCGTGGTGTCCGATGCCCATGTCGACGAAGATCTGCTCGACGAGCTCCACCGCGGTGGTGGCGATGGTGGCGGTCATGCTGCTGCTCCTTCTGTGAGCTTCTTCCCCCGGTGGTTGCCGGGGCGGGATGGGGTGGCGTGCTGGTCGAGGGTTCCGGCGGTCTTCGCCCGGCTGTAGCAGGTGGCGCACAGGCCCCGGGCCTGGACGATGACGTGGCCGGTGGGGACGACCGGGGCGGCGACGCCGTGGACCCGGGGGTGCATCGGCCGGTGGCACATGCGGCACTCGGTGATCCGGTCCTCCTCCGAGCGCTGGCCCCACTGTCGGGCTGCCATGACGCCGGTGACGCGACATCCGGCGTCCTCGAAGGCTTTGAGCTGCTTCTCGCAGTCGGCCAGGATGGGGCAGGTCTTGCAGAGGCGGACGGCCTTGCGCATCTTCTTCCAGCGGACCTGGCGGGCAGCCTTGGATCCGCCGGCCATGTCGCACCACTCCCCCGACCAGATCAGGGGGTCACTGGTGGCGCACACGCCGCCACGTAGATCCGTGTCTCCGAGGATGGACTTCACGACGTCCGGGTCGATGATCCTGTCCGCGCTTCCTCCTGGCATCAGAACACCCCGTTCTTCGGAGCGGTGAACGTGACCACGTTCGCACCGGCACTCGCGCCGGTCTCGATGGTCATCGACTCCCCCGGTTCCAGGCTGCTGCCGAGGGTCTCCACCGCAGCGTCGGGGATCTTCGCCCCGGGGCGGAACTCGTCCGGGATGACGCTGATGATCCGGGCGGACACACCCAGGGAGATCAGGTGGTGCGTCTCGGTCGCGGCGAAGTACAGGTCGGCCTTGTTGAAGATCGCGGCCGCCTTCTCGGCGGCAGCGGTGACCGACTGGCTGATCGGTGGGATCTTGCCCTTCTCCCGGACCACTGCCGGCCACACCTCAGCCACGACCTGCGGCACATCCGGGGCGGTCTCGGCCATGGCCCGGCGGTCCCAGTTGTGGTTCAGGCCGTCGATCAGACCGGAGGCGTCGACGGTGCGGACCTTCGACTCCGTCGCGGTGATCCGCATCTGCGACTCACCGTCCGGGTTCGCCCCGTAGATGGAGACGATCTGGGCGACCTGGTCCACGGTGAGGTCGATGACCCCGGCGTCGGACCAGGCGCCTTCGACGAGGGCGGCGGAGGTGATGAGCATCGCCAGCGGGTTCGCCGCGGTGATGATCATCCGGTCATCGTGCGGCTGCAGACGGACGCTGGTGTAACTGTCGCCCTCGTCCTTGGGGTTGGTGAACAGACGCGCGGCGCGGATGCCGCGGATCAGCGGCAGCGAGCGGACCATGACGTCCACACCGAGGCGGTTGTCGCCCGGGGTAACCGGCGGGATCGTCGTGGCGTGTGCAGAGCGGATTGCCATGTCAGTCTCCTTCCTTCTGTGTGTGGTCTGGGGGTAGGTCTTCGAGGGTGAGCTGGCCGGGGAGATCGGGTGGGGCAGATCGGGGCGAGGCGACCCAGTGGTGGATCTGTGCGCGTCTCTCCGGGGTGAGCGTGGCCCACCAGGTGTCGGCATCGTCTCCCACGGGTCAGCGCTCCGCCAGGGTGCCGAGGGCGCCGACGCGGGACCAGGGCCAGCGTGGGGTGCCGTTGCCCCCGTTGTTGAGAGAGACGGACGCCTTGTTGAGCTTCGAGAAGATCTTCTCGACCTGGCCGCTGTTGGAGCGGACGTGGGTGATGCCGAGGCGGTCGGCTTCGGCCTGAATCCGCTCGAGTGGGGGGTTCGGGTTGGCTCCGTTGATGATCAGGGGGATGAACTCGGCCATGATCAGGCCTCCTTGCGGTGCTTCGGGGCGGTCGTGTCGGCGGCTGGGTCCTCGGGCGGGATGGAGCCCAGGACCATGACCGGGGTAGCGGCGATGGCGTCCAGCCACTCGTCGAGGGGCATGCCGCGAACGTCATCGATGTCCTCGAGCTCGGCGACACCGCAGTCCACGGTGATGTCATTCACGGGGACCAGGTCCACCGGCTCGTCCGGATCTGGGACAGCCTGTGGGCCGACGGTGCGGTGGAGCACGTCGACCTCGGCGGCCAGGGCGCAGACGTCGTCGAGGGCGGCTTCGGCGTCCTCCCGGGCAATGCGGGCGTCCGAGGACGCGGCGACGGCCAGGCACCAGGCCCACACGGCCGCGGCTAGAGCGAGGGACGAGACGATCAGGAAGTAGGCGGTGGCTGCGGTGGTCATCGGGGACTCCTCGGGGTAGATCCCGGGCCGGGGGCCGGGCGGTTGTCGTAGGGGTGGGGGTATTCAGGGCGGGTGGACGCCAGAAGGGCCCGGAGGTGGGCCAGGACAGCGAGAGCCCGGCGGGGCGGTGACTGTCGGCGGACAGGCTGAGGCCGGAACATCGGCCGGCGGGAGGACGAGGGGGTCACAGGTACTTCTCCCAGTTCGCGGCCCGGTCGACGGAGACCATGCGGGCCGCCGAGCGGCCACGCGGGGTGACCTCACCCGAGCGCGAGACCAGGCCCTTGTGGACCAGGGACTCCCGGAGCCGGGCGACGAGGTCTTCCCAGTCCAGATCCCCTGCCTTGATTGCGACCAGGGCGTCTTTCTGCCCGGGGCTCATGCGGCGGACGACGTCCTCGATGGTGAGGGCGGAGTAGTCCACAGGGGTTCGTGAGGTCATCATGATGCGAGTCCTTCCTCGACTCCGATGGCGGCGATCCGGGCGATGCGGACGCCGATCTCCTCGGCGGCGGCGCGACGGGCCTCGCCGGTGCCGTACTCCTCGGAGAGTCGGACGATCGCGCTGACGAGAACTGCGATGGCGGCGTTTTCCAGGTCGTCCTCGGTGCAGGAGATCGCGACCTGGATGCCCTCGTTGGTGACGATGGCGGCGACAGTGCGCATCAGAACCCGTCCTCTCGCGCTGCAGCCCGGGCAGCGAGCCGCTCGGTCAATCTCTCCCGGCGCTTCTCTGCGCGTGCCTCGGCACGGACCACCCGTGCCTCGCGCTCGTCCCAGGCCTCCTGCTCCTCGCGGGCGACCTGCTCCGGGTCGACCTCAGGGGTCGGCGCGGGCGCCGGGGCCGGGTCCACCGGCTCGTCCGGATCCTCGACGAGGGCAGGTGAGGCAGTCGGGGCCGTGGCCTGCTCGTGCTCTGCGGCGACCGAGGCGACCAAGGCCTCGTCATCGTCACCAGCGTCCGCCGGCAGCGCGAGATAGGAGGCCAGGTCCGCCGCAGCGGTGCGAGCGGAGTCCCCGATGATCTCGGCGAACTCCGCGGCCGACAGCGGCGCGTCTTCTGCGCACTCCTCGTCAACCATCTGCATCCACTCGGCGCAGGACATGCCGCGCAGCGGCGCCCACTCCAGCTCGGTCTCTGCCAACTCCATGACCTTGTCCGCGATGATTCGCGCCCGGTCGCGGGCGAGCTGCTGGAGGACCAGCGGTGGCCAGCCAAGGGCGTGGAGTTCCCTGTCGGTGATGTGCGGGTTCACGGTACTCATCGGTGCACCTCCGAAGACTGGAGCAGCGTGCCGGCCACCGCGACGATGACGGCGGCGAGGACCAGGTCCCCCGCCACGCCGAGGGAGCGATGGACGTTGACACCAATGAGAGTGGCGACAACCACGACCAGGAGAATGCAGACGAAGGTGAAGATGATGGACTCGACGTGGCCCAGGCCGCCACGGGCGATCTGGTCCTCGTCGCCGTAGAAGTCGCCGGACGGGGCGTCCGGGCGGACCGGCGACATCGGGCGGGTCTTGGGGTGGGTGGCGTGCCGGGGGCGGTGGCGGTCAGCGGCGCTTGCGGCGGCGCTTCCGCTTCGCTGGTGGCGGGGCTGGGTGGTCATGGCGAGGTCCTTCTGGTGTGGGGTAGGTCGTGCTGGTGACTGTGCAGCGGGTACCTGTGGCGTCCTCGAGGTAGTCGAGAAGAGCGGCGAGCTTCTTCTGGGTCTCGGACGACTGGGTGTCGGACGTCGCGTGGCGTCGGAGTGCTCCGACGTGGACGAGAAGTCTGCCCTGCCGGCGGCGAAGGAGCGTGTGGTCGACCGGGTCGCGGAAGGACGCGGGCATGAGCCAGCAGACGTCGGCGTAGTCGACCCAGAGTCCGCCCGGTTCATCGGTACTCACCCCGATCAGGCGTCCGTTCCAGAGGAGTCGTCGGAACATCGTCGGTGCCCTCCTCGCGTGGCTCGTTGGCCTCGGTGCGGGACAGAGCCGCGGCCAGCGTGTCGGAGAGGATCACTCCGCGGGCGCGGGCGTCGGTGTCCTGCCAGGCCTGGTCAATGTCGGCGCGCAGGCCGCGCTCCTGGTCGGCGGTGAGGACGCCGACGGACTGGTCTACGAGGGTCGTCGCCCAGCGGAGGTAGTGGCGTCCGGTCGGGGCATGCATGTAGTGGCGGATCATGTCGTTGACAGTGGTGCGGACCTCGTGGGCCCGATCCTCGGTCCAGGAGCGCATCATGCCACCGCCTGCTGGGTCGAGAGGAAGTAGTCGAGCTCGTCGGAGCTGATCCGGATCTGGTTACTGATCTTCGTCGGCGTCCGGCGGGCTGGGGTGAACCACCCGCGACGCCAGTAGCGGCGCACGGTCTCCGCGCTGAGGCCCAGCTGCTCGGCAACCTGGGCTGGACTGTAGTACTGTGACATGGTCGTTCTCCTTCGAGCGTCGTCGCTCGTCCCCACTTGTCCTGGGGGCGGGCATTTTTCTTGTGGTTTGATTGACCGCATGGCGAACCCTGCAGAACTTCTTCATGACCTCTTCGTCCGGTGGAACGCACCGAACACAGCGCCGTCGTCAGGGCGAAATGACCCTTCCCTTGTCATGCACCGGCATGCGGTCCGATACCTCGGAGAGATCGAGGAACTGCTCTCCGTCGCCGAGCGAAATGGAAAGAGAGTCGGTTCGTACCGCGAGTACTTCCCGCTATGGGTAAAGACCGTGTTCAATTTCCCGAACTCCTGGGGCACTCCGGCGTCTGGGGCGATCAGCAACGAACAGATATTGCATCTGGACAACATGGTCGACCTCCTCAACGAGTTCGTCGTCTCGCCTGACGAGTCGAAGTTCCTGGACCTGCGGGAGTATCTGAACCTTGTCGGGAAGAACCTTGCGGCCGATGACTCCCTCTCTCCTGCTGTCCGAGAATCCGCCGGCACCGTCATCACGCACATCCTCGGCTGCATGGACGACCTCACCGTCATCGGAGACTTCGAGTTCGGGAAGGCGATCGAACGACTACTCGGAGTTCTGGCGACGATCTCGCTGCGCAGTTCACAGAAGGATCGGTGGCGTAAGGTCCTGGACCTTTTCGTGTACCCGTACGCGGTGGGAAATCTCCCGATGCTTTCCGACGGCGCACAGTTCTTCCAGCTCATGGCTGGCTCCGGGCAGTAGCGCGTTCGAATACTTCGTCGAGTGCCTGGTCAATGACGACGCCGGAGGGGACGCCGGTGAGGATCTTCGTCTTGATGTTCCTGAGAACCCAGTTGATGGAGGCGTACTCGACGATTGGCAGTCCGGCTGGTACCAGCGTCTCGGTGGTCCGTTCGGTCATCTGCCTCTCCTTCCTGTAGTTGGTTCGTTGAGTTCGTGGGGATCGGGCGCAGCTACCGCCTCGAGGCGAAAGTGCTGGAGACCCGTCAAGAGCGGTGCTTCCCGGGAGCTTCCAGGTGTGACCGGCTTGACGCCCGATCCCGGTGGACCACTCCGCCCTCGACGGCGGTGCCGGCCTGCGCCGGGGTGGTCCGGGTCGTGCAGCTTCCCCACTGCGCGACCAGGTCGAGAATCAGGCGGCGTCCGCCGGCGTCGGTGGGTCGATCCGCTCGAAGCCGAGCTTCTTCCGGATGAAGTTGATGCCCGAGGGCTGCACGTAGGTGGTGTACGAGCACCCCAGCTCCCCGTTGCCACGCTCGTACTCGTGTGCCTTCACCACGAAGTGGTGCATGTACTGCTGGTACGGGGTGTTCCGCATCGCGCCCTTGGCGATCAAGACGCCGCGGTTGCGCAGTTCCTGGAACAGCTTGTTCTGCGAGGTGCCGAGCATCTTCGCCACAGCGCCGACGTTGTACTTGCCGGTGGCGTCCAGGAACTCGTCGTAGGCGTCGGCCTTCGGCTCGAGCTCACGGTTCTTCGCTTCGAGTGCCAGGCGCTCGGTCTCAGCGTTGAGCGCCATCTGCAGGATCTCTGAGCGAGTGATGGTGTTCGGGTCGAATGCCGGGGCCTTCGCCTTCTTCTCGCACTCGATGAAGTACCGGCGGGCCTGCCGGCCGCGCTCGGTCCGCTGGATCATGGACAGCTCCTTCGCCATGTCCAGTGTCACGATGTGATCCTGGCGCGGACGGCCTCCGGTACTTCTTCCGGAATCTCGGACAAAGTCCTCGCCCTCGGTGAAGCCATAGTCCTCCATCCGCTTGAACCAGTCGGTGTACTTCTCGGACACCTCCAGGAACTCGTGGAGGGCACGCCCGGACACTGCCTGCTGGCCGTCGTCGGTCTGGTTGATCGGGATCAGCGCGCTCATGCCGACACCTCCGCTGCCCGGTTGGCGTCGATCTGGGCATCGAGCTCGACGGCGAACTCGCGCATGACCTCAGCGGCGTGGGGACGTCCCTCGTTGGCGAGGGTGCGGGCCTTGTCGTTGGCGAGTGTCGAGGCGACGCGGATCTCTTGGTCGTCCGCGACTGTGATGTAACCGCCCATGGTGGTGTTCTCCTTCGTGCGTGGTTGCGTGTGTGGTTGGCGCCGTCAGGCAGCGGTCCGGTCTGCTGTTTCGGCAGGATCCTCAACTGCGACCATCAGGTGGTCTGGTCTCCCTCCAAGTCGGTGGAGCGCCTGGAGGGTCGAATCTGCGATACGCCGGGTGCGAAGCACGTCGCTCCAGGTGTTTCTGGACACTCCCGTCCGGTTCGCTAACTCCGTGGTGGACGAGATTCCGTTGATCCGCTTAACGCGGTCCACCTCGTCCAGACTGAGCAGAAGTTTTGTCACTTTGCACCTCCTTGCCGGTGACATGCTCAAAGCCTAGTGCGGAACTCGGCAAATGACAAGATATGGGTGCATGTAAACCTGTAATTACGACCGAACGCGCAGGTAAATGCGCTCTTGCTGCACAGATACTTGTGCAGTAACGTCGTTCCTATGACCGACACAGACCCCCTGAAGTGGTTCTCCGAGACCGCAGGACGCCGCGTGACGGTGACCGGCGTAGGCGAGATCCTCAGCGTCAGCCGCAACACTGCACGCTCTCGGCTCGACAGCCTGAGCTCCGATGACATCATTGACATCTCTCGGGGCCTGGGCATCAACCCGGCGCGGGCCCTCGAAGAGCTCGGCAAGCTGTCCGCCGACGAGATATTCGGCTACCTCGACGGTGATGGCACACTGTTGGCTGCTGCTTCGCCAGATGAGCTCCTCTATCGCTTGGCAGAGGAGTCTCTGCCGGTGTCCAGTCGAATCCGGCTCGGCGCGTCTGCTTCCGTAATTGCAGACCAGGACGAACTCGCCGCCCGGCGCGCAGATTCGAACGATCGGGTGTCCCCGGCGCCGGCGTCGCGCCCGTCGCGTGAGCACGATGGGACTGTGCGTCGTTGGGATGATTCGGTCCCGCATGCGGCGGACTCGAGCATTGACGAGCAGGAGGCGCGAGATAAGGAAGGCAGTGACCCCATCGACTGACACGCTCATTGACGTCGTCTCCGCCCACGGCGTCTGGGTTGACTGGCACCAGGGCGGGCCGAAGGGCGCATGGCTCCCGCCGGATACGATCAGTCTCCGCCACGGGCTCGATGATCCGCAGACGCTCTGCACGCTCGCGCATGAGTTCGGGCACTTCCTCCACGGAGACCCGTGCGGGTGCTCACCGAGGGCAGAAGCCCGGGCGGACCGGTATGCGGCGGAGATCCTCGTCGACCCGGCCGCTTACCGGGTGGCGGAGTCCACCTTCGGGCCGGAGCCCCGGCGGCTGGCCGCCGAACTCGGCGTCACCACACACATCCTCGCCACTTGGCGGGACCTCTACGAAAGGCTGGCCCTCTGATGGCCCTGTTCAACAAGCCCGACACCACCAACAGCATCACCGTCCTTGACGGGTGGGTGAAGATCCACAACTCCGACATGAAGGGCAAGGACGCCCGGGGCGATGTGGTGATCCCGGCGGGTGCTATCTCTAGGGTCACCAACGATGACAACCTAGTGAAGATCCACGTCGATGGCGTCCCCCAGCCTGCACCGAAGGCTCTCGATGTCGGAAACCACAACCGGTACGCGGTCTACTACAACCGCAAGAAGTCCGCCGAGGAGGTCGTTGCTGAGGTCGAGGCGGCGATGGAGGCCGTTCGCGGCGTCCCGGTCCCGGAGGACTGGTCGCCGGCGCCGCAGTCGCCGAAGGCTGTCGAGCAAGCGACGAAGAAGTCCTACGAGATGTGGGAGGCTGAGAAAGCAGAGAAGGGGCGGAAGGCGGAAGCTGCACAGGTCATATTCAATGAGGCAGTGGCTGACGCCCAGGCGAAAGAGGTCGCCAACGCTGGTGATGAGCCCCGGTTCTTGAAGGACTACCTCGTCGCCGAGTTCGGGGATGTGAAGCTCTACTCGAACCACACCATCGTCTTCAACGGGGACAACTACCCTGCTCTCGGCGCTCGCGGATCCATCGACGCCGGCCTGGCCAACAACAAGAAGTTCTCGGCGGGGCGGATCATCACCGGCGTCGCCGCCGCTCCCCTGGTCGGCGTGTTCGGTCTCGCAGGGCTGATCCGGAAGCAGAAGGGCCAGATCGTCCTCGAGGTGGAACTCGCCGACGGGCGGCTGCTCGTCACCGTCGGCCCGACGAAGGAGCAGAAGTCGGCGCTGAAGGTCGTTCAGGCCCTCGGGAAGATCCCGCCCGCCCCGGCTGCGCCGGCGCCCGCACAGAGCGCCCCCACACAGGCGGCATCCGTCCCGGCTGTTGACACCGATGCGCTGACGAAGCTCGCCGAGCTCCACAAGTCCGGCATCCTCACCGACGAAGAGTTCGCTGCGGCGAAGGCCAAGGCTCTCGGCCTGTAGACCAACCTGGTCAGCAGAAGGCCCTCACCGTCGGGCAGGACGGTGGGGGCCAGATCATCCACCCCTGAACGCACAAGAGCAGACGAGAGCGAGGCTACCCGATGGCCGCCAATGTCCGTGACCTCTGGACCAAGACCAACCCCGACAAGACCAGCCGCACCAAGCGCGTCCACTCCGCTCGCTGGGGTATCGGCAAGCGCTGGCAGGTCGTCTGGACCGAGGCCGGCGTCCCCGTCTCCGAGACGTTCACCACCCGGGACGCCGCCGAGGAGTTCGCCGCCGGCGTCGTCGTGAAGCAGACCGAGGGCACCTGGATCACCAAGGACAAGAAGGCTGTCACCCTGGCCGACATGTGGGACCTGTGGATCCCCACGAAGTCCGACAAGGCCCGCTCCACCCGTGACGCCTACCGGTCGACGTGGAAGCGCATCGACGGGCAGTTCGGTGCCCGGCCGTGCCACACCCTCACCCGCGCGGAGATCTCCACCTGGATCGCCGCCCTGACAACCACGAAGGGTGTGAAGCCCGGCGAGGAGCCCCGGCCGCTGGGGGACGCGGCGAAGCGACTGACCGGCATCGTCATGAAGGCCTTGCTGGACCTCGCCGCCGAGGAACGGGTGATCCTGCACAACCCCATGAAGTCGAAGGACCTCCCCACCCAGAAACCTTCGGAGCGGCGGTACCTCACCGTCGAGGAGGTTGACCGCCTGTTCGCGGCCGCCGATGACCTCGACGAGGCAGCAGCAGCCCGAGAGCGCGAGGCTGCCGACGGGGACCAGGGGCAGGACGCCGCCGGGGCCATTGACGAAGACGAGCCTGCTGATCCCCGGATCAGGACCGCGGTGGAACTCCTCGTGCGCACCGGCGTCCGCCCCGGGGAGGCGTTCGGCTTCCGCGTCGGTGACCTCTCCCCCGCCCGGGGTCGACTGCGCGTCCAGCGGGACGTGGACGACCTCGGTGGGGTGGACACGACGAAGACGCACCGGCACCGGGACGTCCCCGTCGGCGGGGAGTTCCTCCTCGACCTCGAGACCTTCGTCGAGGACCGCGACCGGGAGGCATGGTTGCTGCCGGCCACCGCCGACGGGCACGTGTGGACCGCGTCGCGGTGGCGCACCGTGTGGGACCACCTGTGCGCGGCGTCCGGGATCACCGGGGTGACGACGTACGAGCTGCGGCACACGGCGGCGTCGCTGGCGATCCACTCCGGGGCTAACCCCTACACGGTCGCGAGGATGCTGGGGCACTCGGATGTGGCGACGACGCTGAACTACTACGGGCACCTGTGGGACCAGGAGCTCGACACGCTTCCGGCGCGGATGGATGAGCACATGGCTGCGGAGCGGGCCCGGTTCGCCGCCCGGCGCGACCGGGAGGCGAAGAAGCGTGGCCGTCGCGGGGACGAGGACGTTGGAGGGGACGGCTTACGGGCGGTGTGAGTCAGCAGAGCCACTGCGCCAGCTGCCTGGAGATCGGCTCCAGGTCGCGTCCTCCCTGCGTGGCAACCTCGACAACGAAGTCGGCAGCAGCAATCGGGGGCACCTGTTGTAGGTTGAATCCCGTCTCCTGCATATATGAGACAGTAGTCAGCCACGCGGTGCGCTTGTTCGCATCGATGAATGCGTGAGCTTTGCAGACCCCGGCAAGCAGCGCTGCCGCACGCTCGATAGGTGAAGCGTAGAGGTAGTCGCTGCCGAAGGTCTGGAGGGGGTTTGCAAGCGCCCCCTCGAGCTTTCCCCTGTCGAGGACGTTGTCTCCAGGAAGAGCGCAGAGCAGAGTGGCGTTTGCCCTGATGACGACGTCCGGGGCCAGACAGTATCTATTGCTCACCGGTCAGCGAGAAGCTCCAGAGTGTCGGCCCAGCGGAAGCAGTTCCCCATCATCGTGGCAAGCTGCTTCTCTGCCGGGTTCTGGCTGGCGACGTCCTGGACAGTTCGAGGTTGTGCCGGGACGTCGACGCCGGAGAACTGCTGGACGGCGTAAAAGCGCTTCATCCCCGCCTTGCTCAGCATGGCGTCGCACTTCGCCTCAGCAGGAAGTCCACCTCGAGCAATCTTCCAGGGGGCCTCACTGTGAACCAGCTCAACGATCTCGTCCTTCGACAGGTCACCGTAGTGATCGAGTACAGCATCGATCATCGTTCGCTGCTCGTCGGTGAGATTCTCCGGGTGTGCCCCGGGGATCGCCGTACTGTACCAGCCGTCCCGATCGAACTTGTTCGCCTGATGAAGCCGCGGCGATACGGGACCGTCCGGCCACGCCTGGAAGTCGTCCTCGATGAGCTCGCGTCCAGTCCAGGCGAGAGTCCATGCCTGCGCATAGTAGGTGAGCTTCTGGAGACGCCAAGCGTCGACCCAGTCCATCTTCGAGTAGATGTACTGGCCGACGTCGATAGCGCGGATCAT